TTGAGAGAACAACAAAACACGCTAAGCCGAACACTACTGCACAAATATTCTGGCTCAAAAATAGAAAGCCTGATGAGTGGCGAGATAATGATAATAATGAAACAGAAGATAAATTAAAAACTGTGGTAGGGGCAATATTACAGGCTGACGAAGAAATAGATAGTGAAGAGTGATAGAAGTTAAATAAAGGAAAGTACCACTTAGGATATGTACCGTTGGACTAACGGGAAGTTACGCTTAGGAGATATGAGGAGTGGTTACACTCTCAGCCTAAGAATTCTCGTGGGCTTGCCCCGAGGAGGGTCAAAGATTATGGGACAAAATAAAAAAGCAAGGCAGTTAATAGATAAGATTAAAGAATATCGTAAACCAGGTGGGTTTATTAAATTTGTAAAAGAACAATTAAAAGCTGATCCTACTGAACAGCAGATAGAGGTAATGGAAGATATGGAAGCAGAAAGAAAAATAATTGTTAAGGCTGGTCATGGTGTAGGTAAAACTACTTTAGCTGCCTGGTTCCTGATGTGGTTTTTACTTACGCACCCCTTTTGTAGAATACCTTGTACCTCGAATAAAGAGGACCAGGTAAAAGAAAGACTTTGGCCCGAGATTAAAAAATGGTTACGTGGTACTCCTTGGGATGATTATATAATTATCAATAAGACTAGAATTAATATTAAAGATTACCCCGAGGATTGGTTTGCTAAGATCGAAACTGCTAGTGATTCAGACAATTTAGCTGGTTATCATGCTAAATATTTATTATATATTGTAGATGAGGCAAGTGGTTTAGGACAGGAATTTGCACAGGTTATCAACGGTGCTATTACAACTGAAAGCGCTAAAGTATTTCTGATTGGAAACCCGACTAAAAGATCGGGTTATTTTTATGACAGCCATAGCAAGAACAGCCATAAATGGGCCAACCACACTCTATCTTGCCGTAACTCTCCTTTGGTGTCAGAAGAGTATGTTATAGATATGGAAGATGAATGGGGAGAAGATTCAGATGTAGTTAGAGTAAGAGTAGATGGCAAATTCCCTAAAGCAGAAGCAGATAGTTATATTAGTACTGATTTAGTTGAAAATGCTTTTGATCATACAGTTAATGATCCAGTTGGCCCTAAGACATTAGGAGTTGATGTTGCTCGCTTTGGTGATGATGAGATAGTATTCTTTGGGAGAAAAGGTAAAAAAGAGATAGAAAAAACTACTTTGAAGAAGAAAAGAACTACTGATATTACAGGGAGAATAATTAATAGAATTAGAGACGAAGGTTATAAGATAGTTAACATAGATGTTGGGAATATGGGTGCTGGAGTTGTGGACCAAGCAATAGAGAAGGCTGATAAACTAGGATTAAATTGCGAAGTTAATGAGATAGGTTTTGGTGATTCTCCCCCAGATGAAGATTCTAAGAAGCATAATAAAGATATGACAGCTGTAATGTGGAGAAATGTTAAGAAATTACTTAAGGAAGGTCTTGATCTTAAAGAAGATGAGAAAATGAAAGAGCAGCTGACTAATCGTAAGTATGGTTTTGATAGTTCGGGAAGGTTAAAAATGGAAAGTAAAGATCATATGAAAGCTAGAGGATTAGAAAGTCCTGACCGAGCTGATGCATTGGCCCTGGCATTTTATAATGGCGAAGGCAGGAGTTACAGCATTTCTAATTTATTTTAATACTTGTGTGATTGACACTCCTCGTGGGCTTGCCCCGAGGAGGGTCAAGATGAACTAGAAAACATAATGAAAGAGTTGAGAGAGTAATTTTTTAGCACCTTGACAGGCGCTATTTTTATTTGGAGGTGATCGAGTGGGCCAAGGTTATAGCATAGGAAATGTAATGAGACGAGACTTTATGCAATCTTCTAATAGCAGTAAAGGTAAAAGCAGGATGGTTAATAGCAAAGGAGATCCTTTAGTTAGTCAACGCCCTAGTCAACCTAAAAAGCTTAATGATAAGGAAATAACTAATTTATATAAGACTAATCGTATATTTCAAAATATAATTGATATGCCAGCTGAGGATATGACTAGAGAGTGGATATCCTTCGAGGATACTAAAAAAAGCATTGTCGAAGACATCTTAAATAAGTTAAATGACTTGGATGCTAAGCCTAAATTTAATGATATGATTCAATTTGAGAGACTTAGAGGAGATGGATTTGTCAGTTTAGGAGTGACTCAATCTGGTGAATATACGCTCCAGGAGAGATTAAATCCAAAACAACTAAAAGATATTGACTATATTCATGCTTTTAGTCGCCAAAAGGTATCTGAAGCAGATGTTGTTGATGATGTATTTGATGAGAATCATGGGGATATAGAGAATTATAAAATTAATCTAGATTCTAGCCCCACTAAAGTTAATCACAGTAGAATATTGCACTATCAAACTAGAACAGTGGAAAATGAGATATTTGGGATACCATTAATCCAATCTCTTTATGATCCTTTAACTATATTCGATAATATAGCTTGGTCCACGGGCCAAGTTGCTTATGCTCTAGTTTTCAAAGTGCTTAAGACTGATAATATTAATCTAGGAAATACAGAAGATTATAAAAAGATGCAGAAATGGTATGAGAAAGAATTTAATACTAACTCCTTAGCTGTTATTGGAAAAGAAGATGAATTAACTCACGAATCTCCAGCAGGAAATCTTGGGGCATTAGAAGATATTTATGGTTTTGCATGGGAATATTTAGCAGCAAGTGCTAGAATGCCTAAGAGTCATATCTTGGGCCAACAGCAAGGGACAATTACTGGAGGTCAATTTGATAGTCTTAATTATTATGCCAGAATAGCTGGCTTACAGGAGAATTTCTTGCGACCACTACTAGAAAGATTAATTGATTATCTGTTTTGGGCTAATGATAGTGGAGTTGGCCCTGGTAGAGTTGATCCAGAAGGTAAATATAAGATGAAATTTAATCCACTTTGGAAGCTAGACAAGAAAACAGATGCTGAAATAAGAGAGACAATATCTAAGGTTGATAAAACTTATATTGAAGCTGGAGTTAGAACATCAGATGAAGTAAGAGAAGAAAGATTTGATGAGAATGGATTAATGAGTAAGCTAGATAGTTTGGATATGGGCCAAGAAGAGTGGCAGGAGTTGGGCCGTAGAGTAGATGAAGCTAGAAAAGATTTTGAAGAAGGTAATAATAATGGCTAAAGTGCCTGAGAATAAGTTCCCTGTTGCTCCAGCAGCTGATTATTTTGATAATATGATGGATCTAGTGGAGATTATGAATACTAAAGCTCTAGATTTCTTTGACAGAAAAGTTGGCCCAGCATTAAGGAGAGCTGATAGCTATAGATTCGATGATGAAGTTGATAATATTAATCGTGAGTTGGATAATTTAAAAGAAGAAGCAGTTAATAAGGTATTTGGGCAACAAGCTAATAAAATGGCCAAAGAATTTGTAACTAAAGTAAAAAGTCACTCAGTTAAACAAGTTGGTAAGCAAGTTAAGACAATTTTAGGAATTGATCCCTTAAAACGTGATCCTAAGATGCAGAAGATAATTAAAGCAGCTGTTAAAGAGAATGTTAGTTACATCAAGTCTATTCCTGAAAGATATCATAGAGATTTAGAAAGAATTACTCTTAATGGGCTCAGATCAGGATCTAGTATTAAAGAGACTAGAGAAAAGATAGAAGGTTTAAGGGATAAAGCTGAAAATAATGCTAAATTGATAGCTCAGGATCAAGCTGGCAGTATTCATGGAGACATTACTAAAACTAGACATAATAATTTAGGGCTAGAAGAGTTTATTTGGCGCGATAGTAATGATTCTAGAGTTAGGAATAAGCACAAAAAGTTTGATGGTAATACTTATACCTGGGAAGAAGGAGCAGGGGCAGAAGGAGAGTTACCTGGTAAACCAATAAGATGCCGATGTAATGCTGATTTAGTCCCTGGAGAGCTAGAAGAAAAGTGGGCCAAGGGCCAAACACCTTAATAGGATGTTTGGCTATTTAAAGGAGGTGATAAAAGTTGGTCCAGAGGTATGATGCAGTAAGAGTCGATAATGTAGAGAAGAATGATAGTGGGTTTCTTACTTATGATCTACTAGCAGCACAAACTGGAGTATTTCCTTACCGAGATATAAAAACAGGGGAGATTATCTATGAACTTAAGCGTCCAGATGACTTATTAACTGATGAAGTGTTGGCCCAACTTAATAATCTACCTATTACTAATGAACATCCATTAGAATTTGTTAATGTAGAAAATTCTAATGATTTGGTGAAGGGGCTAACTGGAGAAAAAGCAGGTATTAAAAACAATAAGCTAGCCAATAAAGCTACTGTTTTTGATGGTCATTTAATAGCAGCCATTACAACAGGCGAAAAAAGAGAATGTAGCCTAGGTTATACCTGTGAGATAGTTGAGGAATCAGGAGAGTTTCAAGGACAACGTTATGACCGAAGGCAAACTAATTTTGATCTTAATCATGTAGCAATGGTTCCTGAGGGACGTTGTGGCCCAGATTGTTCAGCCAAGTTAGACAGCAAAAGTGGTCAAGTTAGACTAGATGGAGCTTATCAAGTTATTAGAGAAGATTCAAATAACAATAAAAGGAGTGATAAAATGGCTATTGTTAGATTAGATGGTAAGGATTATGAAGTTCCAAAACCAGTAAAATCTAGAGTAGATAAGTTAGAGTCCGATAATGAGGATTTAACGAAAGAGGTGGGCCAACTAGAAGGTAAGAATGATGCTCTGGAAGATACAATCGAGAATTCAAAGGAAGATAAGAAGGAATTAGAGGATAATCAATTAGATGAAGAAGAGATTGATAAGAGAGTTGATGAAAAGTTGGCCCTTCTTGAAGATGCTAATCTTTTCTTAGCTGATGATTATGAGCTAGAAGGCAAGAGCAATCGAAATATTAAAGTTGACTGCATTAAAGAAATTAATGATGAGTTTGATGCTGAAGGTAAAGCAGATGAATATATTGATGCTAGATTTGACATGATGGTGGAGGTAGCTAGAGAAGATCAAGGACAGCCAACTGGAGAGAATATGCTTAAGACTAAACAAGATGGTGGCAATAACAAGGTTGAAAAGAAAAGAAATAAAAGGTTGAATATGAGAGGTGATAAGTAATGGAAAGTTTATTAGCTGGTCGAATTGCTGAAGCTAGAATTAATACTAGCTCCTCCTCTAAAGCAGCTGAAGGAGCTATTGAATTTGGTAAAGCAGTAAAAAGAGGGACAAATGCTGCTAAACAAATCCAGGAATGGGACGGGGCCAACTCTGATGACCAATTTGCTGGTATTGCAGTTTTCTCTTATGGAGGAGATGTAGATAATGAGCAATATAAAGATGGAGACGCTGCTAGAACATTAGAGGCTGGAGTTATAACTGTTAAATTAAGTCCTGATAGTGGTGGAGTGTCTGCTGGTGATCAAGTAGAAGTTAGAGATGATGGTTACTTTGATACTGGTCTTTCGTCTGCTACTAATGGAGTTTATGGAGCTGAAATAGAAAATTCTGAGTTTCTTGAATCGGGATCAGCTGGAGACGTAGTTAAAGCAAGGATTAATCTACCTGGTAAAGTTACAGTAACTCAATTATAAAGTAAGGAGAGGTGATTATTGAATGAGATCTTTAGGACAGCGAATTGATGCTGCAATGTTGACTAATCAGGATTTAGAAGCAATTGATGATGTGGCTTATGAAGCTAAAGAAGAAGAATTAGTTGTAAGAAAAATGGTATCTCTTAAGACAGATATTGCTGAAGGAGCAGAGACTTACACTTATAAAAAGTTAACTAAACGTGGTGCTGCTAAAATTTATGCTTATGGTGGAGATGACATCCCACTGGTTGATGCTGATGTAGAAAAGGTTACATTACAAATTAATGGTGAAGTTTTAGGATTTCAAGTTGATGTCCAGGAGAAAAGAAATGCTCAATATACTGGAACTAGCATTGATACTACTAAAACTACTGCTGTAAGACGTGGTATGGCTGAAAAAGAGCAGGATTATTTCTTTGAAGGTGATGAAGCTTTTAATGCTGAAGGATTGATTAACTTTACTGGGATCCAAACTACTACTGTGGATCAAAACGAAGCAGGGAGTAGTACTAATTGGCCTGATAAAACAGGAGCTGAAATTTTAGCTGACATTAGAAAGATTAGAAAGTTAGGAAATACTAAAACTGGTATTGAGACAGATACTTTAGGTTTGCCTCCTGGTCAGTACGAAGATTTGGATAAACCAGTTAATGCTGATCGTCCAGAATATTCTATTAGAGATTATATTGAGGAAAAAGATTGGTTTACTAATGGAATCTATAAATCTAGTGCTTATGAGGAAGCTGGAGATGGATCTACTGATGCTATGGTAGCATTTGATTCATCTAATGATGTAATTGAATTTGGTTTGCCTATGGATCTTACACGTCATGATCCAGTAATATTACCTAATCTTGCTGAACAGGTTAACTTTGAGCAAAGAATGGTAGGAGCTATTGTTAGATTCCCATTAGGAATTGTTAGAGGAGATGGTATTTAATGCGTGTATATAATCATACTAATCAGATTAAACACTTAAATGGCGTTACTCTTAATATTGGCCCTAATGAGATTGATGAGGGCCAATGGGCCAAAGCTTTAGAACACCCAATTACTAAGCATTTAGTAGAAATGGGAGAGGTTGAAGCTGAAAAAGGAGACTTAGATGATATTTCTGAGATCACTCCTATCTCTAAGGCTATAAGTATTATAGAAATGACTTTTGATAAGGATAAATTAGCTAAGTGGAAAGATCAAGATGATAGAAAAGGAGTTCAAAAAGCAATTGATGATCAATTGGAGAAGCTAAAAGAAGAAGAGAAACAAGAAGAAGGTGAATAAAGTTGGCCCAAACTACAGTAAGCAAAGTGCGAGGAATAGCCTCGCACTTAAGTAGTTTAAGCGATAGCCAAATTGAAACTTATATTGATGATGCAGAATTGGAGCTTGATAACTGGAGATATGATGATAAGCACCAGGAGAAGCTAGAAAGATACCTTGCTGCACACTTTGCTACTTTAGACAAACCTAAAAAGACTGATATGAGGATCAATGGGATGAGAAAGACATACCCTAATAGGGCTGGAAAAGAAGGTTTGAAACTAACCGAGTACGGAAAGGAATTTTTAAGGACAATAAGGTCATCTAACGGGCCAAACCTTATGATTTTTTCATGAGTGTTACAGTAGAAGACGATAATAATGTCCCAGATATACTAAAAGAGATTAGTAAGCTTCAAAATAAGAGAATAGAAATTGGTATCTTTGGAGATGATGATTCTACAATGCTAATGATTGCTAGAGTGCATGAATTTGGCGTTGACATAGAAGTTACTCCTAAAATGAGAGCTTATTTGCACTATATAGGTATTCATTTAAAAGAAGATACTGATGAGATCCATATCCCAGAACGTTCTTTTGTAAGATCTGCATTTGATGAAAAAGGAAAAGATATGCAACAAATGGGCCAAAAAGGAATAGAAGCAGTGCTTTTAGGTAAGGAAAAAGCTGATATATTCCTTGAAAGATATGGGTTATATTTAAGAGATTTAGTCAGAAAGAAATTAAGAGACTTAAAAGAGCCACCAAATCACCCTGTTACTGCTAAAAGAAAAGGTAGCTCTAATCCATTAGTTGATGATGGACATTTAAAGCGATCAATAACTTATAGGGTGGTGTAATAATGGAATTTTCTGATTTAATTCAGGAGAATAGCTCTGAGGTGGAAATAGTTAAAGAGCAAGAAGGATATAAAGATGGGCCAAATTGGATACCTGGAGGAGAAGATGCCTACACAGTTGATATAGCTGTGTTTTATTTATCTCCTGAAGAATTTAAGTATTATGAAGGTGGAAATTACACAACTCAGGATATTAAGTTACTTGTCCCGGAAAATACCACTTTTATTAATCAAGATACGGGCCAAGAGGAAGAGATCGAGCTTGATTTTGATGATGAAATAAAATTTGATGGGAATAAATTTGAGATCAAAGAGGATAAAAACCAAACTATTCACTCTGACTTTTATGAGTATGTAGCTAAGAAGGTGAATCCTGATGATTAATTTAGGCAGTATAGAGGATGAATTATATACTCCTCTTTATAATTACCTTGTAGAAAAAGAGAATGAGGGGCAGTTGGCCCGTGTGCCTCAAATCTGGAAGACGGAACAAATGCAAAGAGCTAAAAAGAAAAGAT